TAACATCACTTGTTTTGATGTTAATTATTTTAACACCATCGTTAACATCATCGTTAACATCAAGGTAGATTTTTACCCCCTTTTTTGCGGTCATTTCAATGACTTTAATGAAGCCACAATTGACCAATTCATGGAAGTATTTGGAACCAACCTGGCGGGAAATCCCCATAGTTGTAGCCATGGAAGAAATGACAAAAGTGAACACACGTATTCCCTTTTGATTTTGAATTTTCTTAATGTAATGGCCAACGGCATAAGCACCAAAACTTATCTGCTCGGTGCTTAACAAGTCAAAAAGCTTGTTGTCTATTTCATATCCGGTCATGGTAAAAAAATACCCCCCGAATGAATGTGGTAAGAGCACAAACACCCAGGGGGTTTAGGTTATTGAACAACCGATCTCTTACATCGGCATTTGTTTCTTCAACAAAGATAAGTAAAAATTTGTTATGCGCAATTAGACATTTTGTATTTGTAAGAAGATAACATCTTTTCAAATAAATTTCTTTTTCTGCAACATAAAAATTCTTCTATACTTTGAAATAGTTTGTTTAAGCTTTTTTGACCGGATATTGTTAATTGCAAAGCTTCTCCATGTTTGCATATTTTACCAGTTCTTACAACATAATACTTGATTCCAATTATTTCTAAGCATTTTTTGCAATTGTCAATCAATTCTATTTCAGTGTTATAAATACTTACTTGTCTATTGCTTTTGTCTTTTTGATAAATAATACTTCCTTCTGCATCAATCATTGCTGACAAATAAACTGCGCATAACAAAGGATCATTTATCATTTTATTAGAATTACGAACCACAACCAAAACATTCAAAATTGGAATCATCCGGCCTTTGTGGTTCTACCTTTCCAATCAGTTGCTTAATCTCGTAAATCTCTTGGCGTAATTGGAATTGGTGGTCATCCATTGTTCCATCCAATTGGTTCTCCAGGTACGACATCTTCCACTTCAAAGCTTCTACGTCCTGGGCGTTTTGTGGTTTTGAGTATTTGCTCATTTCTATTCGTTTAATAAGATTGATCCATTGTTACCTTCCGGAAAGAAACCACTGGAGGCACGGCTCCGCTCGGTGGCCTTCACGTAATCCACTTCAACTTTCGCTGAATTGATAATCACCTGGGCAATGTCTGCAACGGCTTTGGCACGGTCCAATTCAATCGGCTTTTCTTCGTCTAACAAAGCTTCCATGGTTGCAAATAAGTGATTGCGTAAATCTTCAATTTTGTTCTTTGGCATTGATTTTCTTTTTAAGGTTTTTTAAAATTTTAATAACTCCGACTATATCGGAGGGGTAATTGTGAATGGTGTTTTTTAACATCAATTCTTGACGTGTGATACACTCCAAGTTTTCAATGTTGAAGTTGGTTTTATTGCGGTCCTTGAAAATGATTGCATGACCTTTCGGCATTGGTCCATTGACTTGTTCCCAAACGTACTTATGCTTCAGAACAAACTTTCCATTGACCTTGATTAACGTGTAACCGTCAACATCAATTCTTTCCGATCCATCCGGCTTCCAGTTCACCGGACGTTGACCCTTCTTGAACATGGTTGGCTTGACTTTATCGTACACTTCTTTGGTCATTTTTTGTCCTTTGTTTGGTGGCGTTTGACCTTTCAGAAAACGGTGTGCAAGCCCATTACTTTTTAACCTATCCGCTTGTCTTTGAAGTTCCATCGCGCGGAATGAAACATCTTTCTTTAAGTTTAAACTGAAGGCGTAATTGTAAACAGCACTCAAAGTCATACCTAACTCCTTGGAAATGTCCTTAGCATACATGAAAGGGTAGTTCTCAATCAAGAACTTCTCCTGGCTCGGTTTCAATTTTCTTCGCTTCATCGAATTGCCTTTCAATATCTTCCAAAACTGCTTCAAGAACCATTATTTGGGATGGATGCCAGTTGCTTAATGCGTTCGTTACCTTATCAATTCCTCGGCTGATTAACAACATATCCTCTTCATTCTCTTTGTAATAAATGCCAATGAAGTGATTAAGGAAAGTCATTAAATCAGTTGACAACGAACGGCACCGGTTCTTAATTGATTGTCGGTACACTGGGGTATTTTGTAGGTCATCCAATACCTCTGCAAGGGATTGCATCAATACGATATTCCGGAACAATGCAAGCTTGAACTTTTCATTGTCTAATGGGTGTTTAGTTGCTTCCATTTAGTTTTTGGTTTAATCGTCTGCAAAGGTCATCAACAAAAGAGATTTCTTCAACACTTTCGCATTTGGTAACGTGTTTATTTTTGAAAAGGTCAATCATTTTGACCATTGCGTCCCGGTGTTTGGCTTGGTTGGATTGGTTTTGAATGATACGGTTCATCGAATCGTAATCATTGATTAGATATTTAAACGATTTCATTTTGTCAGTGTTACTCTTAATGTGGTTGTTGATAGTTTAATTGGTGGTTTGATTGCCACGATTTCGCCGTCCTCGGTCACAAATGGAATTTCGTGAGGCAAGGCCTTCAAAAACTTTTCACGTTCGCTTAGTTTGGCCTTACTCTCTTCCAACAAAGCTTTCAATTCAAAGTAAACCGGATCATTGCAATCGGAGAAATCATAACGCACACCGCTTTCCATTTGGCTAACTTCGGCACCAAATACTTCAGCACGTTTACCGTACTTCATTTGCTCGGTCATTGCCAACTCTTTGGTGTTATCTAACGTCTTTTGTAAAGCTTCAATCAGCATCTTTGCTCGAACGGTGAACTCAAGTGGATTGGTATATCCTTCTTCAATTTGAGTGGTAAAAGCTTCTTCGAGTGCCTTTACTTGCAACCTTCCAGTCAATGCTGATAATAGTTGCTCTGTGTGGTTAATTAGTTCCATCTGTGTTTTCTTGTGATTTAAACTTTTTCTTGATTGGTTCGTAGAATGGGTGGTCCTTTCCGTGTGTTTGCCATTGTTCTTCTTTAAATGCTTTAACAAAAGACCAATAATCGTAGGAGTGATTTTCATTTTCTCGCACTTTGCGCTTCCTTCCGGAATTTGCTTTGTACGTTTCCATGAAATTTTCTGATTTCTTCCATCCGTATTTCCGTGCCCATCCATTCACCGTTACCGGAGAAATGCCGAGCAACCCGGCAATCTCCGTATTCGATAGGTGAGGATAAAGATTCTTGCAAGTGCTTAATATCTTAGCCGTCATTTCCAAATCTTATTTGTGTCTTTGAAAAATCTTTCTTTCCATTCCTGAGTAACTCGGTAGTGATCTTGCAACTTATCCAACAAAGTAGGATCTGTTTCGTATAGTTCAAGAAGCTTTTTGTACTTCTCCTCGGTGAATGGTTGCAATTCCTTAACCTCTTTTGTCACCGTCTTGGGTGGTTGTGGCTTGGTGATTGGCTTAGCCGGTACTTGAACGGGTAACTTATTGCTCGCTCCGTTGGCATCGTCATCTTCCTGGATCACACCGAAGCAGGCGGATAAAGAATAACGGCGAGCATAGGTCAACGCACTACCGTAGCCGTGCGGGTCATTTTTAGGCGCAGGAACGAACGTAATTCCGTTCGACATAGTTTCACCGCTTTCGTGAATGATAATCGTTTCTACGCCAATTCCACCCTCCAAACGATGAATGATTTGTGAATAGGCAAGGCCGTTGTCATTTAGCGGTTTCTTGATGGCATCCGTAACACTGGCTAGATCAGCGTAACGATTGCGGAAGTGTGGATTTACTGAATCCTTTGTGGCTCCTTCGATTTGAGCCATCGCTTTAACCAATGCTTTTGCAAGGTTTTTCCCAATTGTGTTTTCCATAAGTATTTTTTTTTGGTATCACAAAAATAAAAGTGAAATTTAATTTTGCAAATCTTTTTTTAAATTTTTTTTTCTTAGTACTTTTTCAATGGCACGTAAGCGGTTCGCTTCCCGATCTTGGTTGCACGTAAAATCTGCTTTCGATTGTGTGTTTTTGAATAGCTTACATGGACCCAATCCGGCTCTTCCAAGGTGCCAAACTCCCAAATAATTTGGTCGAAGTCCTCCAAATTGCACGCTTCCATAAATAGTTCCGCATTGCTTACTGAAATACCTTGCATATCGATTGCTTCACCAGTGCAATGTTGACTTGTCTTACTTCCACCAATGGCTCGGTTTAAATCGGGTGATCGGTAGAAAGAAGAAACACGAATCGGTCCGAGTGCATCCCTCAAAGGTTGGAATATCTTTTCAGCGGTCAGCTTCATGGTTTCAATAATGGATTCGCTTGGAGTGTTGTTAATACCCAATCGAGTAGCCGTGTTGCTCTTTGTCGCTTCTTGGAGCGTTAAGTTTTCGGTTAAGTTCATAGGGCATCAAAAAATTTAGTAAGCTTGTTAAAAACGATAAAATCGCACACACCGGTTAAAATAACCTTTCGATAGGTTGGTGCACTAATAGGCAAATCCGTTACCGGGATTCCGTGGTTAATCCTTTGATCCTCCCATGCCTGGGCAAGTTCCTTGGTAACTAACGAGGTCGCACATTTACGACCTCGCTTCAAATTCATTAATTGGTTCATTTGATATAATTAAAAATTACGTTGTACGTTTCATTAAAATTTCGACTTAAACGGAAGGAGATACAAATAATGTCATCGTGACAAGTAAAGCATCCATCGGTCAACACTGAATTTTCGTGATTGTGTCGATGTGAAATGAATTGCATTTCTTCATTGAAGAACTCCGTCACTCCAATTTCGGTGTCTTCAACATAGCGCAAATAGCTGAAAATCTTTTCAATTTCCATCCATGCATAATGTGTTACCGGATCACATTGTTTTTCGTAAGTGGAATGTCCGATTAAGATTTCCCACCCGGATTCTCCTGGATTTTCGGCCAGTTTTCTTAGGTTGCTCGGAAGCACCTTTGAACTAATTGTTTTCATAAGCATTAAATTTGGTATCACAAAAATAAAAGAGAAAATTAAAACTCCAAAATAAAAGTGAAATTTTTTTTTAAGGGCACAAAAAAACCCCCGGATGAAAACACAAAACCAGGGGTTGAAACCAAAAAAAGATACCTATGATTATCTAATCAAAAGTAATGTTATAAGTTGACAAACAAAAATCAAAAGTTAGTTTTTATCTTGACTTTCATCCACGGTAACGCTTGAAACTGCGGTCAAAATACTACCGGCTGTTATTAAGTATCCTGATAAGGAAACAATTGCAACAGGCAAAGCTATTGGAGCAGTCGCTAAGGCACCGCCAACAATACCAACCATGATACCAATTGAGCGAAGCTTTTTGAAGAAGGGTGGTGTGGGCGCATTAATGCGATCAACAACGGACATTTCATTTGCTTTTTTCATATTATTTAGATTTTTTGTTTTCATTTGTACCACGTTTCAACCTTTCAACTAAGCTTTCATAAATAGAAAACCCGTATAAAATGCGGAAACTTTCATCGATTGACTTCAATTCTACCATGGCAATAACCCCAACGGCAATTTTTGTGAACTGAATATCCGTTCCAATAATGATTTTTTCCAACATAAACACCGATAAAACGGCCATATTGTAAAGAAACATCTTTGAAATGGTGTGCCCCATCTTTCTTGAATTGATTTGTTCCTGGGTTTTATAGGCGCGGTACAAACCAAAAACAAAATCAGTGCCTATTAATGTGGATACAAGTAAGGCCATTGGAAATAATGGGGTAAGAAATGCTACAATCCCTATCCATAAATGGATCAACCAGGTCTTCATGCTATAAAGATTTCATCGTAAACACCCTCGGCCCGCTTTTGAAATATACGGCCACCATACAAATTATAAAAATCAACCGCTTCACCAAAGTTTGGGAAGAAGTTTTCAGTATCGGTAATAATTAAGTACTCCATCAATAAATCATTTGAATTAAGCAATGTTCAACAATGATTGTTCCCGTTGAGGAAGAACCCCAAAAAGAAAGCGTGTGCGTACCGCTTGAAGCGTTAATATCAACGTAAGAAGTCGTAGCACTTACTCCGAATCCATTACCACCAACACGGCTAATCCTAAGCGTTCCATTCACCCCACCAATGTAGCGAGCAATAAAATAGAATTGTCCACTAGTAAACGATGCCGTAGCTAATGTTGGAGTTGTGTTGTTTGAACTTAAACCAAACCCCTTGGTACTCGATGCGCTACCCGTGTAAAATCCCGTGCAAATGAAAGTCGTACCTACTCGCAAATCGGTTATGTTAATAGCTGAACCTTCAAAGATTTTCGC